AAAAAAATGTATGATTATTGGGTTGTACTAGACAAAACCACTGGTAGAATAATTGCTCACTGTGGAGAAGAAAATGATGCATTGATGCTAATTGGATTTGATCCAGACAAAAGAACATATAGAAAACAAAAGTTTATTATGGATCAAGTAATTACAGTAACATCGACACAAGATAAACAACTTCCAGGACAGCAGGGTTTACCAGCAGCAAAAGAAGAACTACCTCATGTAGAACTTCAACAACAAGTATGGTTACCTGAAGGAATGGGAGAACCAGTAAACATCTAAATAATTTTAAGTTGTCTTTTCCCTATGGTTCTTTACAACTCTCAGCAAGAATATTTGTACAATTTACATACATGTACATCTTCAGAAGCGAGACGATTGTGGAGACAAACGATACGAGAAAAATGGGATAACAAATGTGCTTATTGTGGATCTGATCAAGAACTAACAATAGATCATGTAATTCCACAATCTAAAGGGGGAAGCGATTTTACAACAAATGTTATTTGTTGTTGCAGATCTTGCAATCAATCTAAGTCTCATTTACCATGGCAAGAATGGTATAAAAATCAAGAGTTTTTTTCTGAAAAAAATAGAAAAAAGATTATTGAGTGGACATCTGGAGAACAAGCAAAACCAGATTTATATTCCTATGGGAGACGTAGAAATAATGCAAGTTAATATATAGTAAAAAACATTACTTTTTTGAACTTATGAAATTTACAGTTTATTCTAAAGATGGTTGTCCATATTGCAGCAGAATTCAAGAGGTGCTAGAATTGGCAAACCTACAACATGTAGTCTACAAATTGAATACTGATTTTACTAGAGAAGAATTTTATTCTGAGTTTGGGCAAGATTCTACCTTCCCTCAAGTAATTCTAAATGATCAAACCCATCTAGGTGGTTGCACGGATACAGTTCACTATCTAAAGGAGCAAAAATTAGTTTAATGGATAATAATCTTCACGAAGTTTGTTTTGATGTTGAAAAGGCAATCGACTATGCCTTTCAAGGACAATTTGTACTAAAATTTTATGACTATCTGAAAGTCAGAGGAACTAGAAGAGTAGACGTTGAACAATTTATTGAAAGTTCCACTGCAAGTGAAATCAATAATTTAGTTATGGATCTTGATGATTATCTTGAAGGTGGATCTGATGAAATTCATAAACAACTTCGTGAAGGTTATGGGCATATTCCAAAACCTCAAGCAAGAAAAATTAGAAATTACCTTTATGGTATTCTAGAGGATGCATGGAAATACAATCATGACAAAAGACCAGGAAGGAAAAAAAAGACATCTAAATAAAAAAGAAGATCTAAACATAGATCGAGGTTTAGAGTTAATGTTGCAAGCAGGGAGGAAACCATCTAAGAAGAAAACATTTCAATGTAAAAAGGTTTTAAATATTTTCAATAGATCTTTTTATATAAACTTTGAAATGTTAATAGAGAAAACGATGCAAAAACACTCAAGGGAGAACGCTCATGCTAGCAGTAGCTTTAACTTTAGGAACATTAATTTCTATAATGTTTTTCTTCGTAGGATCTATAATTGGATGGTTGGTAAAAGATTATCTAAGCAAAAGAGATCTTAATTCATATCTACATCCAGAAATGCTTGATGAAAATGGGAATATTATTCCTGACGAAATTTTAGCAGTACGTTTTGAAAATTACGATGACACAAACACCGACGAAGAGTACGACGAAGAAATCGACGAAGACTCCTGATTTAGATAGAAATTGTTTTATTTACGAAATTTTAGAGTTAGCATCTTCTCAAAGATCTAATGCCAAAAAAATTGAAGTGCTTAAACAATATGAGAATGATGCTCTGAAAACTATTCTCATTTGGAACTTTGATGAATCAATCATTAGTATGCTTCCATCAGGAGAAGTTCCTTATGGTAATCTAAAGGAAGATGCCTCTAAATCAGGATCTCTTTCTGATAAGATTTCTAATAGAAATAAAAAAGATACCATTTCATATAATGGTACAGAAGAAGATATTAGAACTCAAAAAACTTCTATCCGAAATGAATATGCAAAGTTCTTTAACTTTGTAAAAGGTGGCAATGATTCTCTATCTTCAATTAGAAGAGAATTGATGTTCATTAATATTCTTGAAGGACTTCATCCAAAAGAAGCAGAACTTCTGGTTCTTGTAAAAGATAAAAGATTAACAGATGCTTATAAAGTATCTTTCGATAATGTAAAAGAATCTTATCCAGATATTGTCTGGGGAGGACGTTCATGATTCTCTAATAGGAGGAAAATATATGTGGACAGCAGAAGAGAAAAAGAATATTCCTCCTAAGTATGGTTGCGAATTGCTTCATACAGATGCAACAGATGCTATAATTAAAAATCCATCACTTCCTTCAGATGCTTATAATGTTTACTATTATTATGAAAACGAATTGAAGGTTGATGTTTGCAGAGGAAAAAAAGTAAGTATATTTGATATGTACTACGATAAATTTGGAACTAACTCAATTACTAAAATTGACTGGGGATACGGAAGAGTCAACCCAAAACTATGGGGATATAAACCACCTGAAGGAAAGAAAAAACGATGACAGAAGGATTTGGAAAAGAAAAAAGTTCTATTAAAGCGGTTTTAAATAATCGAGAACTTAATAAACTAATTAAAGAATATAAAAAAATAAAAAAATATAAGAAGTCTTCAATCTATACAGTAAAGACAATGGATGGTGATGAGAAAATTATCTCAACATTACTTGAAAAGTTTGGAGACGAAGGATAAGTGGGAAAGCATTACTTACTCAATTTGTATGGGTGTTCATTCGTTCTTTTAGACGATGAACGTTGCCTTATAGATTTGCTGGAAAGCGCAGCAATAGCGAGTGGTGCTACCGTAGTACAAACTATCTCTAAAAAGTTTGAACCTCAAGGAGTCACTGTAATTTGTTTACTTTCAGAAAGTCATATTAGTATTCATACATGGCCAGAAGAAGGAAAAGCAGCAGTAGATGTTTATACTTGTGGAGATTGTAATCCTAAGATTGGATGCGATATGATCATTGAACAACTTTTTGCTCAAAATCATACTCTAAGTTATATTGAACGATAAACTAAATATACTATATCTGGAGAAATATATGCTTTCTACACAATATCGTTTACGTCTTGAAGCAATCTGCGAACGTATTATCAAGGCGGAACCTGTAGAATTGAGTGATATGATTTGGGCAGAAAAATTAGCAAAAGCAAATCGTTCAGCAGCAACTTTATTAAGACAGGCAAGAAGACGTGCTGCTAATCCTAATATGCAGGAAGGTAGTCTAGATGACTTTATGAATGCATTAGACTTAGGTGATCCAGATCCATCTAATCATCGCACTGGATTTAATAGTGCAGATGATATTATTGATTTCTTTACTGGTGATAAACCAGAAGATTGGAGACAAAGAGATTAAATTGTAACAAAAGTTACAAAACTATTTGACTATATACGATAACGAGATTATAATATCTCTATCGTTCATTCGCTATTTGCAAATAGCGAACGGAAGTAAGCCGACTCGGAACGGATCGTTCATCTATGGAAACACTTCTGTTAACTTGTCTTCAAGCGCAATTTATGATTGCGAGAGTAAATACTCACCCAAATCTTACTCCTAAAATAAGGAATGATATTATTTGGGAGATTAAGCAAGTTACTAAAAAAGAATGTTTCATAGACGCAAAAGCCGACTGAAGGAACGCTCTTTAACCTAAACCATTAAGGAGAAACCTAATGTCAAAAGTCGTTTACAGAGGGTGTCAGTATGACACCGAAGATGCAAAGAAAGAGTACGTATCTTGGTACAACCAAACTCATGCTCCCACTCATGCACAAAATGTATATCGTGGAGTATCCTACCGTCCTTGTAATAATCAAGAGGTAGCAAAATGAATACTTACTTCGTTCGTTACCTTAAAAGAAAAGCAAAGAAGGAAAAACTTCTTCATGCTGCACAACTGAATATGGCAAAGCAACCTCAAGTTGCATGACACTCGGGAGGATTGACATCCTCCCTTTTTTTATGTAAAATATTAGTATTCTATGGAAACTACATGGATAAAGAAAGAATACTGAAGATTATACATAATCTTGAAACGGTATTAGATGAACTTAAACTAGAAGTTAATTCAGAAAACGATTTAGATTATGAAGAAACTTCTATCCCAATCTACGACTACGACGAAATTTTTGCAGATGATGAATACTGAAATGGAAAAAAATCAATCAGTTAAACTAATTAGCGTAACACCAGATGCTGAGAAGCATATTGCTTACTGTGCTCGTGTAAGCAATCCAAATAATCAAGAAAACTCAAATATTGAAGGACTAATTAAATATTGTATCAAGAATCAGCACTGGTCAATTTTTGAGCAGGCATTTATGACTGTAGAGATTAATACTACTCGTGGTCTAGCGGCTCAAATTCTTCGACATAGATCTTTCACATATCAAGAATTTTCACAACGATATGCAGATGCATCTCTTCTAACTGAAGAAATTTCTGTTCCAGAACTTCGTCGTCAAGATACAAAGAATCGTCAAAACTCTACCGATGATCTTGATCCAGAACTAAAAAGAAGTTTTGAACGTCGTATTAAACATGTGTTTGCAGATGTTATGGATCTGTATGATGATATGCTCAATGCTGGTGTGGCAAAAGAATGTGCAAGGTTTGTACTTCCATTGGCAACTCCTACAAGACTTTATATGTCCGGTTCTATAAGGTCATGGATCCATTATATTGATCTTCGTTCTGCACATGGAACTCAGAAAGAACACATGGATATTGCTGAAGGTGTACGTTGTATTTTTACTTGTCAGTTTCCTAAGATTTCTTCTGCACTAGAATGGACAAGATCTGATATTTGTGCAGAATGTTCTGATCAACCATCTATCATTATTGAATAAATATCATATATAAAAAATCACTCGCAAATGAGATTATTTAAAAATATAGGTTACATTGATGTAGCTAAATTGATTGCAGAAGGAAACGTTGTATCTATTTTTCAAGGTCGTTCCGAATCTGGCCCTAGAGCTTTGGGGAATAGATCAATACTTTTTAGTCCTCGATTAAAAGACGGAAATTTTTATATTAATAAAATTAAAGGAAGAGAATGGTATAGACCAGTTGCAGGAACAATTTTAGAAGAATATTTTGAAGAATATTTTGATACAAATGGATTAAAGTCTAGTCCATATATGTCATTTGCATTAGATGTAAAGACTGAAAAAACATTTTATATTCCAGCAATTACTCATGTTGACAACACTTGCAGAATTCAAACATTAAATATTAAGCAAAATTTTCATTATTATAATTTAATATTCGCACATAATAAATTAACTAATATTCCTATAATTGGAAACACTTCATTCAATTTAGGTGGAGAACCAATTGTAGAAACAAAAGAAGATGCTATAGATGTTATTCAAAGATCTGAAATTGAATTTTTGTATATGCCAGAAAACAATTTACTAATATTTTCGGAGAACAAATAATGTATATTTTAGGAATAAACATCTCACATCATTCTTCTAGTTGTCTTTTAAAAGATGGAGAAGTTGTATATTTTATTGAAAATGATAGACTGACTAGAAAAAAACTATATGGATATCAAGAGTTTTATAATAGTATTGGAGATGAAGATATTAGTACACCATACTATCCAGCAATAAAAAAATTACTTGAACATACTAATGAATTAGACTATATTATTTTCACATCTTATGGTCAGGAAAATTTAGATCTAAAAATAATAAATTGCATATCTAAGAAACTTGAAGAGTTTGGTGTAACTTATAAAACTAAAATTTTCTATCATGAAAACCATCATCTTTATCATGCTGCTAGCGGATTTTATGGATCTGGATTTGAAGATGCAGTTGCAGTAGTATTGGATGGTGGAGGGTCTTATGAAAAAGATTTTTATGAACAAAGCATAAGGGAAAAATACGTACATCCATTTAGAGAAACTGAATCAATATACAAGTGTTCTTATGATAATGGATTCACTCCTTTATTTAAACATTATTCTTTATTAGATAGTGATCATGAAAATGAATACGATGAAATATATTTCGTAAACCCAAATAAAAATTATAAAGAAATCTTTACACATAGTCATAGTTGTGGAGATTACTTTAATGCCTTTTGCTATTTCATGAATACGGGAGATGATTCTTCTGGAAAAATAATGGGATTATCTTCTTATGGACATTCTAAACAAATAAATCCACCCCCAAGTAGAGAAGAAAAAGAAGAATATTATTTGGAAAAAACAAAATTAGTCAATGATGAATGGTTCTATGAATATAATGGTGAATGGGTAACTGCTCCTGATATATCACAAAAACTTTTATCTGTAATGGAAATTCTAAATATAGAACCAAGAATAAATCCAGAAACTTTAGATCCAGAGAGTTACACATTTGGACAATATTCAGCATTAGCAAAGAAACTTCAAATTCAAACTGAAAAGCATACTATTAGACTTATTCAAAAAGCACTAGATTTGTCTGGATCAAATAATGTTATTTTATCTGGAGGATATTTTCTAAATTGTGTTAACAATTATAAGTACTTAAAGCATTTTCCGAATGTTAATTTCTTTATTGATCCAATTTCAAATGATGCTGGTACTGCTTTAGGTGCTGCTAAATGGTTCCATCATGGAATTACAGGAGATAAAACAATTAGACCTATTGAAAATTTGTATCTAGGTTAATATGCTAAAAATTCTAGATAATGTTTCTACTGAATATGTTGTAGAATTAATACTATCTAAAAAAATAGGAGCAATATACCAAGGACAATCTGAATGTGGTCCAAGAGCATTAGGTAATAGATCTATTATATTTGACCCAAGAATTCCTAATGGAAAAGATATAGTAAATACAGTAAAGTGTAGAGAAAATTTTAGACCTTTTGCTGCAAGTGTTTTAGAAGAAGAGGTATCTAATTGGTTTGAAATGTTTGGTATTTCTTCTTCTCCTTTCATGACATTTTCTTTCAATATTATTGAAGACAAAAAAGATCAAGTACCAGCAGTTGTTCATGTTGATGGTACTTGTAGAATACAAACAGTTAATGAAAATAATAATATAAATTATTACAATCTAATAAAATCTTTTTATAAAAAAACTGATGTTCCAATGCTATTAAATACTTCTTTTAATTTAGCAGGAGAACCAATAGTAGAAACTGTAGAAGATTCTATTAGAACATTAACTAATTCTAAATTAGATTATCTATATTTTCCAGAATTAAAGATGGTAGTGCTGAAATGATCAATGTTTGTATTTCAGGGTCAGAGCATGATTCTTCATTATGCATTTTAGATGATGAAAAAGTTTTATTATATGTTCAAGAAGAACGTGTAAGTAGATTAAAAAGAGATTCAAACTTACCATTTTCTTTTTTAAGTTTAGTAAAAAACTATACTAAAGAGATTGATAATTTAATTCTTGTTAATTTTTGTGATTATGATTATAAATCTGACAAATCATATAGTCATCGTATTTGCCTAAATTATTTGAATAAACAAGGCATAGAAATAAAAAATATAGAACTTGATAGTCAACAACATCATTTTTATCATGCATCATCTGCATTTTATGGATCTGGTTTTGATGATGCTATATGCCTGATAATTGATGGATGGGGTGCTCAATTTCCTTTAGATGATGGAGAAAATTATATTCAAGGAAGTGAAACTTCTAGTATATACTATGCTTCTTATCCGAGTAATTTTGAATTATTGTATAAGAATTTACATTATGATCCACAACTATTTTCTTCAAGTAATTTTCCAGAGATACCTAGTGCTTGGGATGCAAATCCATCTTTAGATATTGGTGTTGTTTATGGTACAATCACTCATCATTTAGGATTTCATAGAGAAGATGCTGGTAAGACAATGGGGTTATCTTCTTATGGTCAAGAAGATGCTGAATTACCAGAGTTTAATTTTAAAAAAACTATATTGTCTGATAGGAACTTATTCTTACCTAATAGAACTGTTAATGAAAAATATTTCCCAGAAATGAAAGTTGATTTAAATGATTTTCAGAAGAGGGCAAATATTGCATATAAAGTTCAAAAATATTTGGAGGAAGTATTTTTATATAGAGTTAAACAAGCAATAACTTTAAAACCCAACTGCAATAATTTAGTTCTGTCTGGAGGTTGTGCTCTAAATATTTTAGGAAATACTTTAATAAAGAAAAATTTTCCACATCTCAACATTTATATTGATCCAGTATCTAATGATGGATGTCAAGCATATGGAGCAGTAAAATATTTTTACTATTCAAATACTGAAAGTAAAACTAAATGCCCATTGACTACTGTATATCATGGTCCAAAATATGATTTAAATTACATGAAAAAACTTGTGGAATTTGAAGTCATGAAGTATAATAAAACCCTAGAGATTTAATTACTATGGCCTTTTATCCGATAATCAACAAAACAACAGGTGAACGAAAAACTATAGAAATGAGTGTTCATGAAATTACTCAATGGTATAAAGATAATCCAGAATGGCATAGAGATTGGTCTGAAGGATGTGCTAATTTTGGTGAGGTTGGTGAGTGGAAAGATAAACTCATCAAACAACATTCTGGATGGGGTGAAGTAATGAACAAAGTTAAAAAAGCACCAGGTGCAAATCAAAAAATTTGGTAGAAAACTATGGCAAGAAGAAGAAAGTCTGCAGAAGAACAAATTGGAATTGGTTTAACTGCAAAACAAATGAAGAGAAAAAAACCTATTAATGCTAGTTATGTTTTAGATTTGCCACCTTTAACAGATAATCAAGAAAAACTTTATACTTCTTATTCGGAAGGAAAGCATTTAGTTGCTTATGGATGTGCAGGAACTGGAAAAACATTTATTACTCTTTATAATGCATTGAAAGATGTTCTTGATGAAAACTCTCCCTACGAAAAAATTTATATTGTACGTTCCCTTGTGGCAACTAGGGAGATTGGTTTTCTTCCAGGTGATCATGAGGATAAATCCTCTCTTTATCAGATTCCATATAAGAACATGGTAAAATACATGTTCCAGATGCCATCAGATTCTGATTTTGAAATGCTCTATGGAAACCTTAAGACTCAAGGTACTATTAGTTTTTGGAGTACTTCTTTTATTCGTGGTACAACTCTGGATAATGCAATCATTATCGTTGATGAATTTCAAAACCTAAACTTCCATGAACTTGATAGTATCATTACTCGTGTTGGTGAGAACTCCAAGATTATGTTCTGTGGTGATGCCACTCAGTCAGATCTTATTAGAACAAATGAAAAGAATGGAATTATTGATTTCATGAAGATTCTTAAACTAATGCCTTCTTTTGAAACTGTAGAGTTTGGAGTAGAAGATATTGTAAGATCAGGAATTTGTAAAGAATACATTATTGCTAAACATGAACTGGGTCTATGACCACTCATAAAATATTTTATTATAAAAAAGATCCAGGTAATGATATAGTTAAAACAGGAGAATTTTTTGATACTGGAGAAAAACATACATACCACCATTGTCCAGTATGGCAACACAAATCTAATAGAACATTTGTATTCCATTCTCCTTTTGAATTTTCTTTGTTTGCTAATCAAAAAGAAAATAAACTAGATTATTCTAGCAATCTCAAAGATTCTATTGAGTATTTTTCTTTTGATGAACATGAAGATATTGATGAATTTTTTGGATCTCACCCTGTGTTCCAACTTAGATATCCAGAATATTATTTTTGGACTGAAAGTGAAGATATTTGGGTTGAATTTATGGATCATCCATTAACTTCTAGAAATAATAATGCAATTATTATTGGGGGGTGGTGGAATTTATCCAACTACCCCAGATGTGCTAGTATGGGATTTCAAGTAGTAGATTGCACAAGAGAAGTTTCGGTTCAAAAAAATGATCCAATCTATAGAATAAGATTTTATTCTAAAAATTTTGATGATAATTTTTCTTTAGTTGAAAAAACAAAATTAGAATACGATGAATCTGTTGCTTCTAACCTTCAAGATAGTATAGTAAACAATAGATCTTATTTACAAGATATTTTGTTTAAAAAATCATGTCCATTTAAATTACTAAGAAATAAAAAAAATGTTTAATCATGTTAAAATTGATCTTCCCAAACTCCAAAGAGAAACTATTGATGGAGTTAGGTATTATAATGTACAAGGAAAAGAAGATCTATTAAAATTAGTCTCTATTACTTCAGTTATTAGTAACTACAAAAAAGATTTCTTTAACAAATGGCGTGAACGAGTAGGTGTAGAAGAAGCAGATAAAATTACAAGGA